TGGCGACGGACTTCCTCGAACCAGATCGCCTCCACCGGCCCGGATAGCCGATCGATCTCGCTCAGCCAGTTGGTGAAGCGCAGATACCGCATGCCGCCACCGTCGAAGCGGCCGGGATGGAAGCTGACCGTGCCGGTGGTGATCAGGCCGTCAGCCCCTCGCAAGGCCCAGCCGGTTGTGGTGCCCAGATCGAGGGCAAGGATGGTGGATGATGGAAAGGTTGATGGTGCGGCCATTTGGGGGCTCCTTTTTTCCGGCTGCTCGATGAAGGGATGGACAGAGTCGCTGTGGACGAAATCGCCCAGGGGTGGGTGGTGGACCTCCCCACCTGACGGGGGGAGTCCACCCACCCCTTTAGGGGTGCCTTTTCCGAAATCTGGAATCTGGCAAAACCCTATGATTTCATTGAGGAAATCCAGATTGCGGGTCAGATTCCGGATCAAACCGTCCGAAATCTGACACGGATGCATCAAGCCATTGAAAAACGGGCGGAAAACCCAGATTCCAGATTGCGCGCAGATTTCAGATTTCGCGAAATCTGGCCAGATTTCGGATTTCGGCGTCCAGATTTCGGGTGGGGTCAGAGAGCGGAAACTCATGCTTCACCCCCTTCCGGATAGACCCAGACAGCGGGGTTTTCGACCGGCAGAACGGCCCCGGTCTGGGGGCATTTGTAGTGGCTCGGAAACACCCGGACATGAACCGGGGTGACCTCGCCGGTCTCCGGATCGGTGGCTTCCTCTCCGGTCGCCAGTTCCATGTGCTCGACGCAGAGATAGCCGTACTTGCTGCGGTCCGAGGCGAGGCCAAGATCGCTGGCGGCATTGCCCTTGACGAACTTGACGATCCCCTTGGTGGTCAGGACGTTCAGCCTCTCGCGAATGCTGGTCTGCCCGCTGAGGCCGCTCTTGTTCTCGAAGGCCTCGGCAAAGAGGGTCATGGTGTACATGCGCCCCGAGCGCGCCTCGCGGTGGAGAATGTCGACGATGACCTCGCCCTTGCGATCCCGCTCCGCATCGAACTTCGCCCCCTGTTCGGCGCGCACGAGCCGTTCGTTCATCGGGTTGACCTCGACCCACGCCCCATTGACCTTGTCGACGAGCTTGGGCTTCAGCGCGGGGCCGTTCCGGAGCTCGATCTCCAGCTTCCGCTCCGATGCCTCCTCGTCCGGCCGATGCAGGATCAGGCCGGTGGTGTAGAAACCCCTGAGCGCGCTGGCCCCGGAAAGCGCTAGGAACGGATCCTCCTTCACCTGGTGCTTCGACAGCTTCTTGGTGTGGTGGACGAGGATCAGGCCGCAGTCTGGGTTGACGTGATCGCGCAGCACTTCGACCCGGTCCTTGAGGAAGAACATCATCGCGGCGTTGTCGTTCTCGCCCCCGCCATCGGGCCCGCCGTCGAAGAGGTTGCGGATCGGGTCGATGCAGAGGATGTCGAGGGCATCGTCGGGGAACGCGACCCGGATCGCCGCGGCCACGCGGGCGCTGCCTTCGGCGTCGAGCAGCATCTTCAGCTTCGGCGTGACGACGAGGTTGTCGCGCGCGGCGGCGATCAGCTCCGCTGGCAGGCCGATCTGCTGCATGCGCTCGCGCAGGTAGTGATACTGGATCTCGGCCTGCAGGTAGAAGATCCGCAAGGGCCGCGGCGGGGTGAAGCCCAGAAACGGCACACCGGCGGCCATGTGCACGAGCCAGGAGATCAGGAGATCGCTCTTGCCCACCTTGGGTGCGCCGCCGAGCACCAGGAGCCCGCCCGGCGTCAGCACGCGGGGGCCGATCAGGTCGGCGGGCATGGGGCTCTGGTCGTCGAGCAGCTGCCCCAGCGTGAAGCTGGGCATCTCGTCGGGCACCGGCGCGGCGCTGTCGAGCCGGACGAGCGGCGGGCCGTGGCGTTCGACATGACGCGCCCACAGGCGTTCGGATTCGCGCTTGAGCCGCTCAACCGGCCACTGGGGCCGCAGCATCGCGGCATTGTATCCGCAGATCGCCTCCCAGCCCTCGCTCTTCGAGAGGCGGCCCTCGTGGACCAGCCGGATGAAATGGCCGATGGCGGCCGAGGCACCCTCGAAGCGCGACCAGTCGTCGGCGCCGCCCTCGCGCACCGGGGTGACCAGCACATCCTCCACGGCGGGCTTGTCGGGCGTGGCGAAGTCAGGCGTCAGGTTCACGCCCGGCGCGGGCGGCATGTCGGCCACGGCCTCGGCGAACTCGTCGAGATCGCGCTCGAGCCCGGCGTTCATCTCGACGATCCGCACCAGCGTCTTGAGGTTGTTCTTGTAGTAAACGGATCCCGCCACCCGGATCGGCTGATGCGCCGAGCGGAAATGCATGTCGCCCCCGACCTTCGCGGCGATGTCGCCGCGCAACCGGCAGAGGCGCCGGATATCGTCGCCCTCGGCGGGCTCGGTGAGCTTCCACCAGACGTGGGCCTTGTGCTGGCCCTCGGGCGTGATGCCACCGCTTTCCACCACCATGGTGGGCGGACCGAGATGGCGCTCGAGATGGGCGCGTTTGGCGGCAATATCGCCGCTGTCGATATCCACGACGACGGCCTGCATCCGCGCCACGTCGGCGGCCTTGGCCTGGCCGGACTCTGTCACGGTGCCGGGGATGACATAAACCGCAGCGCCCTCTCTCGCGGCCCAGTGGGCGAAGGTCGCCATCTTCTCGGGCGCCGTCTCGTCGGCCGAGATCCAGATGTTGTGCGGCCGGCCGTCGATCCCCTGTCCCTTGTCGATGAAGCTGCGCACCGGGATCAGCCCGTCGCAGTAGCCAAAGACCACCTCCATGAAGGAGGCGATCTGCGCGGGGTCCGGCTCGTCGCCGAACGGGTCGAGCATGGGGGCCGCGTCGTTGAAATCGCGCCAGGGGTTGAAATGGACGAGGTTGGCCTCGGGGCGGTCGGTCGTGCTGTCATCGCGCATGTGGGTGTCCTCGGGTGGTTCGGGCGGGTCCTTGGGGGCGTCACTCATCCGGGCAGGCTCCAGCAGCGTTCGGCCCATGGGCAGAACCGGCATTCGAAGAAATCCCGGTTCTGGGCCACGCGCGGCAGCAACTCGCCCGCGTGGGTGCCCCGGAGGATCCTCACCGCGCGATCCGACATGCGCTGCGCGAGCTCGGCATCGAAGGGCACCAGCTCGTGGTGCAACTCGGCGGTGTCCTTGTTGATCGCGGTGAAGAGCGCCGGGTTGGTCGAGAGACCGGGCACCGTGGCTTCCATGTAGGCCTGGTAGAGCGCGATCTGGGCGGCATAGACGGGCTTGGCGACGGTCACCCCCTTGGCCACCGTCTCGCGCCAGTTCTTTGCGTTCATGGTCTTGCATTCCCAGAGCGCGGGCGTGCGCAGACCCGTGGCGGCGGGGGCGCCCATGACGATCCCGTCGACATGGCCACGGATGCGTCCGCCCGCGACGGAAAAGCCGAACTGGCCGCCATCGCGCTTCCGGGTGACGAGATCGATCCCGGCTGCCCGCAACCACTTGATGGCGAGATCCTCGAGGGCATGCCCGATGGCGAAGATCCGGAGCGACCGGCCGGAGAACTCCTGGCCCTCGTCCTTGGGCGCATGGGCAAACTCGAACTGAAGCGCCCGCTCGCAGGATTGCCCCAGGCGGGAGGCGCCGAGATAGTCACGCGGCGGGGTCGCGGCGCGTTCGGCTTCGAGAGCGGCGTCAACAGCCGCATTGATGCGTTCGGCGATGCTCGGTCTATGGTTGAAGTCCAGCGTCAAAACGGCACCTCCGCCTTTTGAGCGAAGCGCGACATCTCGGCGCCGTAGCCTTCCAACACCTCCTCGATCAGGGCCGTAACCTCGGTCTCGGAGAGGTCACAGAGGCGCTTCTGCCAGCCGATATCGCCCATCAAGCGACCCAGCCGCTTCATCACCAATGCGATGGCGAGGCGTTCTTCCTCGGTCGTTCCGATCATGGTCAGTCCTTTCCTGTGACGGGCCGCGAACCCCCGCTGGCAGGGCATCGAGCAGAACCAGCGGTGTTTGCGCGGGCGCGGTTTGTCGGGGTCGAAAAAGCCGAAGCCCTGCGCCGGGCGCAGGCAGACGGCACAAAGGTGGAAACGCGGATGCCAGAGGCGATCACGGCCCGGTCGATCCGGAGCCTCTGCGGGCGCGGATGAGACTTGCGCGACATGGTTCATGCCGCGTTCTGACGCTTTGCGCGTCTTGCGCGCGCGACGTTTTCAGACAGCGGAATCCACCGGCAATTGTCAGGATTGTAACCGCCCGATGCATCAATGCGGTCAATACTCAGATCGTGCGCATACCCGTTCGCACGTGCCCAGTCATAGAAAGAAGCAGGGGTATCCCGCCATTCCTGGCACACCCGAATGCCGCGTGCGCCGTAGCGCTTGTAATCCTTTGATCGCGGGTTGTGGCACCGTGCAATCATGCCTCTGCGAATGTTGTCCAGACGGTGCCCCGTCATCCCGTGCGTGCGGCGAGCAGCCGAGATCATCGCGCGGGTTGCGCAGCCGCAGCTTTTGACATTTCCTTGACGCAAGCGGCTTCCATCCTTGACGGTCAGGTTTCCGCAAGCGCAGCGACAAAGCCATTTCGGTCTGGGTGAAGCGCCATAGCGCTCCACCACGGTCAAAAGGCCGAAGACACGGCCCCTCATGTCAATCGCAGGCATAGGCATGATCAATCCGCCCAGGAAGGACGGCCCGCCGGAGCCGGCGCTTGCGCATCGTAGGCAGCCTGCTTTGCAGGCGACGAAAAGGTCGGAGCAGCTGCGCCTGCCGTCCCCATGATCCGGGCATAGTCGCGATGATCCGGCGTCACCGCCGCGCGGATCTCGTTCTTCTCCTCGCCCATGGCGTCGGTGCCGATATCGATCCGGGCCACGAACTCCAGCCCGTCGAGATCGGCAAAGCCGCCGATGCGTCGCGCCGCCTGCGCCTGGGGCGACTGGTCCTTGTCGGAAATCCCCCGCGCCGAGTTCAGCATGCCCCGGATCAGGCTGCGGCCCATGTTGGCCCAGTCCGGCCCCTTGGGGCTGTAAAGCCCGATCAGGGTGAAGATCTTGCGCCGGGCGTATTGTCCCTCGAGCACGGTGAATTCGCCGTTGAGATAGACCGCGCCGGTCGAGCCGCGGGTGGCATAGCCCCCGGTCCAGCCCTGCGCGGGGTCGTCGAAACCACCGGGCCGGATCGTCAGCCGCACCTTGGCGAGGGTGCCCTTGGGGATGAGGTTTGCGTTGGATTGCGCGTCGTTGAAATCGTTCCAGGAACCCATGGGGTCTCTCCTTCTCGGTTCAGGTTTGGGGATCGGATTGCGGGGCGGCGGCAGGCGCCGGAATCGATGGCGGGTCGATCACCAGTGGGCGCGCATCGAGCGGCAGCGGTTGGTGGATCTTGTCGATCAGGCGACCGAGATCGGGGGGCTCGAGCATCTCCAGCCGACCGGAGCGGTCCTTGGCCGGATAGCCCCAGGGGTTCTGCGTCTGGCAGACGAAGACCCGCCGCAGCTCGCCTTGTGCATCGGGCAGCGATGTCAGTGTCAGCACCTCGTCGACGATGCCCGGCAGTTCCAGCCCGGTCTTCGAGCCCTCGATCTGGGGCACGAACTGCTTGCGATTGAAGTCGTCGAGCTTCTCGTCGAGGATGCCGACGAAGATCACGTTCTTCGCCCGCGTGTGCTGGAGATGCGTGAGCCAGCCGATCATCTCGCGCCCGTGCAGCCCATAGGCGCCGCGCACGTCGGGCTTGCCGGTCTTGTCGGAATGCGCCTCCGGCTGGCCCTTGCACCACTGGAAGCAGAGCCTGCCAGCCACGGTGATCGAATCGACGAAGATCGTGTCGTACCTGTCGAGCGCGGCCGGATCGCCGAACTTCTCGCAGACCGCATCGAAATGCGCCCGGCTGTAGGGCTGGTCATCGCGCAGGGCCGGGTTGGCTCCGCCGATGAACACCGCGAAATCCCTGCATTCGGTCCAGGTGCGCGGGCGGATCGTGTCGATCGCCAACCCGTCGACGGCGAGATCGCCCGCTTCGAGGTCGAAGAACAGCGTCGTGCTTGCCTGGAGGGTGCGCAACAGCGTGGTCTTGCCCGCGCCGCTGGCCCCGAAGATGGCGGCCTTGACGCCGCGCGTCTCCGCGAGCCGCTCATCGGCGGTGATGATGGGAAGGGTCATGCCGGCACCCCCTGCGGTTTGCGGGGCGCCACGGGATCACCGCTGCTCACGGCGGCGTAGAGCGCGTCCAGCCGATCCGCCTCTGCGAGGCATTCGATCCCCTTGCGCCGCATGAAGCGCCGTGCGTCGTCGAGCAGCGCGGGATCGGCGATCAGATCGGGGATCGCGACATATTCCTCTGCGCTCTCGACGAAATAGGATTTCGAGCGCAGGTCCTTCACGAGCGGCGCGAAGGCCGCGCAGATCTCCGAGAAATCCGCCTGGCCCGACCCGTCATCCCGATTGCGCAGGATGCGCTTGACCTCCGAGACGATCCCGGTGCGCAGCATGCGCAACGCGCCTTCCTCGCGCGCCTGCGAACAGGTCAGCGGAAAGGCCGCCTCCATGATCTCGTCGGCGATCCTGGGCGCGTTGTTGCCCACACGGGAGGCAAACTCCCAGACGGATGCGGCAAAGGCCGCGGATTGGCTATTCAGCATCGAGCCACTCCTTGATGTTGGTGAAGACCTCGGCGCCGCGGGCGATGGCCCGGGCGTCGAGATGGTGGAACGGGTCGTCCCGCGCCTCGCGCATGCCCTGCCGGGCGAGCGCGAGGTTTTCGTCCGAAGCCCATTCGGCGAATGCCCGAAACGTGCCGGTCACATGCTGCCAGGCGGCGCGCTCGGGCGTCGGCGGGACATGGAGGGGATTGCGGCGGCCGGTGGGGCGCTGCGGGCGCATCCCCCTCCTGGCCGCGTCAATCACCATCTTGCGCAAAGCGGCGCGGGTCGGTTCCTCCCCGCGTTCGAGGCGCTCGTTCAGAACGCGCCGGACGATGCCGGGTTCGGTGGCCTCGGCATCGCGGATCTGGCGGGCCTCGTGGATCTGGTCGCGGCGCAGGCCGAGATCGGATGTCGTCGCCTGAAAAGT